GCCCTCTTCCTTAGGGGGCACCAGCTCAAGAATGCGTTCTTCTATGTTGATGCGCTCTGCATTTGCTTCGCGTTCGGCCTCTTTGGCAACGAGCCATTCTTCAGCTAATTGGTCTAGGATTGTGTCGATGTTGGATTGGGGCATGGCGGTTCTCCTTGTCGGTAGGTGGCGTAGCATGGCTGTTTAGCGGTTCGCAAGATGTTTTTTTGGTAAAATGCCTGTTGCACAAGATTAGTGGGCGTGCATACTTGGCGAATCACTAAAGAAGGGCTTAATCATGGCACATATTAAAGGCCGATGTGAACCGGCTTATTCGACAATTCGTCGCCTCGGCGGCGTGACCAAAACAGCCAAGCTCCTCAAAATCAATCTCAGCTCAGTCAGCCGCTGGATGGTCCCGACGCCTGGGACCAACGGCACAATCCCGCAACGCCATTTCCCCGCCATCCTAAAACATGCAGCCCGGCACAACATAAAGATAAGCCTACAAGATCTAGTAAGCTCCAAATAAGGCTGCACACAATGAAGAATAGTGAGTTTCTGGCGGCCATCTATGGCCAGCTGGGGGACAACTATGGCTGGACTACATCCTTTTCAGTAGATCCAAACTTTAGTAAATCCGGCATGTGGGCAGGCAGTCCATGGCTTGGCACGCCCAATGAGAACATATTTATTGATAAGCGCCAGGAGGATAACAACTTTTTCTGCGTGTCTGTTATGGAAGTACCAGACACTAGGCGTCGGCGGACCAAAGATTCATTTCAGCGCATGGCCGTCTTGCTGGCCGATGATGCAGACATTCATCGCCTTGACGGCCCGGCATCGTACGTTCTGGAAACGTCAAAAGAGAATTATCAGATCGGCATTTTGCTAGATCCAAGCGATCCAGATACCCGCAATGCGCCCCTTCTGGACGCTGTGCTGCAAGCGATGATTGCCAAAAGCTACATCAAGGCAGACAGCAGCGGTAATTCATTGGTGCGCTATGGGCGCTGCCCGGTAGGCTGTAACACCAAGAAACGCGATACAGGCATTTGGGAACAACGCCTGCTGTATTGCGATCTGAAAGAACCATACAGCCTGGCCGATGCCGTTGCGACGTTTAACCTGGATCTCGAACAGATCCGTAATTACGCCTACAAAGACAATCCGGCCAAATCCGTTGCAATGAGCAACGCGACAGGCACGGCGACAGACTACATCAAGTCGCTAATGCATCCTGATCCAGAGGAACGTGACTATCACGAACCCCTGCTGAAGCTTTCCGCCGGCATGGTGGCAGCCGGCATGCGCCCAGGAGCGGTGGTAAATTTCCTACGTTCCCTAATGCTGACCATCAAGCCGGAATCCGGTCCTGAGCTTGACCGCTGGGAAGCGCGCTTTGGCCCTGAACTGCCACGCATGGTGGCCAGCGCCGAAGCTAAGTATACCGAAAATAGGCCTGCCATTGAAGCAGAAGGCCTGATTATGACGCCTGAACAGGTGATCGAGCGGACCCAATCGCAGCGATGGCTTGTGCGAAACCTTGTGGCTAGCAATTCTGTAGGCATGGTCTTCGGGGCGTCCGGGACATTCAAAAGTTTCATCGCCTTGGACATGGCCCTGCATGTCGCGTGCGGTATGCCGTTTGCTAAGCAGGATGTAGTCCAAGGCCCAGTGATCTATGTCGCTGCCGAAGGCGGTGCTGGTATCGGACGGCGCATCCAGGCTTGGCAAAAAGAGCATTGCGCATATCCCCTGACCGATGTTGGCATCGTAATTCAGCCCCTGCTTTTGTCGCTGAAGGAAGAGATAGACTTGCTGAAAAAAGCTATCGAAATGCAGCCTAAACCGCCAGTGTTGGTAATTGTAGATACCCTGGCACAGACGTACGCCGGAGACGAGAATAGCTCTAGCGATGTGTCGGCATATCTGCGCGCCCTGGGCGATATCAGGGCGCAGTTTGGCTGCACCGTGCTGGTGATCCATCATACCGGCCACGCAGCTGCTGAGAGACCCAGAGGTTCGTCAGCCCTGACTGCCAACACCGACTTCATGCTGGGCGTGCATAGGCCTGACCCGGAGAAATTCACGGCTAAGCTATCGACCAGCAAGCAGAAGGACGGCGAGAAGATGAGCGATCTGTATTTCGATATGGAGCGGGTTGAGCTGGCCGACGATGACCAGGGTTATGCCGTTTCATCGCTGGTATCCAAGTTCCATGATGCTGTTTCTGCTGTGCTGCAGGATGCAGACAGCCGGCATAAGAAATACCAGACAATCATCTATCGCATGTTGCAGCATGGCGAGCCGATTAGCGTGGAAGAGATGCGGATAGCGTGCATGTCCATATCGGACAACAACCGCGACAATGCCACCAGGGGCGTCAATCGCGCATTGAAGCATTTCGGGAAGGAAAAGATGGCCCGGCAAGTGTCGCCTGGGTTGTGGATATTATCTAAGTAAGCCCCTGCCAGGAAAACCGCCAAGAAAACCAGACAGGGGCCGCGCATTATGCCTTACGGCATGGCGCTACTTAGCGTCTTTCCTTTTAGGCCCGCCCTTGCTCTTACGCAAGGTGTTTAGATTAGCGTAATAGGCAGCGTCGCCCCTGACTTTTCGCGAGCCACGGCTCTTCTTGCCGCCTTCGGCCCCTATCTTGGCCAAATGTGCAAGCAGCTCTTCTCTAGTCTTCATTGCTCAAAATCTCTTCCAGGCAAGCGGCATAGCCCGCGATATCAGTCACTGAATCTGTGGCCATGCGGTGCTGGCACCTGGCAAGCTTTAGATCGATCATCATAAGGCAGACCATGGCGGCTGTGATCTTGGTCTTGCCGGCGAGCAGCATGTTCCATCGATCGGCAATGGCCTGCATGTTTGCCTTGGGCGTGCCGTATGCTTCGCCCCGCTCGCGGACTACGGTCTGGGTTTGGGCTAGGAATTCTGCGGCTTTCATTTAATTTTCCTTAGTTTGCTAGGCTGCTCGACGCCATCGCTGCGTTTAAACGGCCAGCCAGTGCTTGACGCATTTGCAGTCTGGCTGCGCTGTGACCAGATCATGTCAACATAATCCGACGATGACCGGCCTTCGGCCATTTCAGCCAAGATCCTGCGAGCGTCTTTATCGTGATGTGTCATAACGTTACCCCCTAGGTAAAAAAGATTATACTGGCAACAACCGACCAAAACGCGGCTGTTATAGCGGCGATATACAGGCATCCATGGCGTTCCATCGTTAAGCCTTTCCGGTTAGAAGCATATGTCACAGGTGCAATTCATTGCCTTTTGGCTCTCGCACCTGGGCGAGGCTGGGCGAGGCCGGCAGCGATAACAGTCGTACCACAACCGATCCTTTCCGAACCGCGCCTTAGCGCCCTGAGGCAACGTGATGCCGCACCGGCATGGCACGCTGTAAGGCGTGCTTATCATTTTGTCAGTCATGGCGCGTGTTCCATGCTTTTATTGCCTCGTCCAACGTGTGAGCCGTTGCTTGGCTCTCGACAGGGCAATAATCGTTTGAGCATACGACGCCGAAACGCAACGTAAGACCTACGCGCCCGGCGTCGGCCTCATGGCCGCACCATGGGCAGGGCAAGGGGCCAGTCACGCTGCACCTACCGATTTGTCCATGGCCTTGACCATGAGGGCCAGTTCCTTGCTGTACCGCTTGGCCACGGCCTTATCTGCCGCAAGCTTTGGGTATAGCGTGAAAAGGGCTTTCCGCATGGCCTGGTGCGCGCTTAATGATAGGGCGAATTCGTACAGTAAGGCGTCCCGATGCTTGGCTGTTTCGCCCGGCGCGTTGGCTATCATTTTATCGTTAACGTACAGGACAGGCACACCGTCCACCGTCACCCCGTATTTGCACATGCCTGACTTGAAGACATGCCAGCCCTTTTTGAATTTGATCATGCTGCACCTGTCGCAAATGCAAGCGCCAGCCTTTTGGCCATTTCGACATGGGCGATGGTAAGACCGGCGGCGATGCTTTCGGCTAGGCTTGCGGCCTTTGCGGCGCGAGCATCATCCGGCGCGATTAGAGCGAGGCGCAGGGTTTCGACTAAGGCTTGAAATTGTGTCATGGCAGTTTCCTTTGTTGAGCCGGCCGGCTACGGCGATTAGGCCGCTCGGCTACGGCGATTAGTGCTTGCGTTGTAGTCCTGTTCGCTTGCCTTGTCAAAGCTTGCCTTGTTACCTGGCGCGCGGATGGTCCGCAATGAAGCGGCGGAATGCCGGCGCCGGCACAGTCATAAGCTTGGCAAGTTCCGCCCATTGCGCCTTGTTCGGGCCGAAGTATCCGCCGGCGGGATTCTCCGCGTGCCTGTCCAGGATCACCCGCTTATGGGTATCATCCAGGACGAAAACCCCGTTATGCTCCGGCCCGATTAGGCCAAAGGCGTCATATGCGCCGGCGATACCTACCAGGTAGGTAGTGCGCCCCACCTTGCGCCGGCGGACCGCGCCATGGGCGTGCAAATACTGGCCCGTTCGAGCCTGGATACCATCGGACATGATTCTACCTTTCAGAAACGTGCAAAATTGCACGCATATGGCCAGGGTTTAGCCTGGCCATAAGCTTGCACTCCGGTTTAGGCCGCGCGTGCTATGGCGGATGCTACTTTCTTGCGATTGCCATGCGCCGGGAACCCAATGATCGATTTCCGGCCTGCTTCGGCACATAGGCCGCATGACGCGCACGTCACGTTATCCGATATGGCGGCAGGACATATGGCAACATGCCGGCCTTGCGGGGTTTTTAGCGCCGTGACTTGATCCGATGGCAG